TAATATTTAATTATATTATTTAATAGTACAGGCGGAGATTAACACAGACAATCCGCCTGTGCTTAAAAACAAATGACAATTACAACAAGGACGACTGAATTAGAAGCAGTCAATACAATATTAAGTACGATTGGTGAAGCACCTCTTAGTACCTTAACAGGTTCTTTACCTGTAGATGGAACAACAGCTAAGAATATATTATCAGAAATCAGTCGTGAGGTTCAGTCTGCAGGGTGGCACTTCAATTCACATTATAAAGTAGATTTAAGTAGAGATAGTTTTAATAAAATTCCTATAGGTACAGATGTTTTAAGAGTTGAACTTAATGATAGGTATGACAAGTCATCTTATGATGTAGTTCAAAGAGATAGCTATTTATATAATTTAGCAAAAAACGAAGAAACTTTTGAACAAGATTTTGAAGATAATATAATTGTTTATCTTTTAGATTTTTCAAAGTTACCTGAACAAGCAAGACGATACATAACAATCAGAAGTGCTAGAGTTTTCCATGACAGAACTCTAGGAGCAAATACAATTCATAAATTCTCATCAGAAGATGAAGCAAGAAGTTTAGCAGTAATGAGACAGGCAGAAGCCGCTACTGCTGACAACAGTATTTTTAATAGTTATTTAACAAACTACATAGTTAATAGATAATAATGCCTTTAATCAGCAGAACTATTCCGAATTTAGTTCAAGGGATTTCACAGCAACCAGAAATTTTAAGACTAAACAGTCAGGCATCAGAGCAATTAAATGGCTTCAGCAGTGTCGTTGAGGGATTAAAAAAAAGACCAAATACTACACATATAGCTAAAATATCAGCAACAACTATAGGCAACGCTTATTGCCATACAATAAATAGAGATGCAAATGAACGATATGTTGTCGTAGTAAAAAATGGTTCTATTCTGGTTAATGATATTGATGGAACTGCAAAGACTGTAGTTAATCAAACTAACGCTACGAATTATTTATCATCATCAGACCCAAGAGGAGATTTTGTTTTAGTTACTGTTGCCGATTACACTTACGTTTTAAATAAGCAAAAAACTGCCGCAATGGCGGCTACGACTTCTTCGGCAAAAGTTGAACAAGCTGTATATTCAGTTTTACAAGGAGTTGATGAAACAAAATATTCAGTCACTATAGATGCAACTACTTACTCTTATACTTCTACCAATACTAACACAGAAACCATCAGAGATGGACTGGTTAGTGCGATTGGTACAGTTAGCGGTCTCACAATAGCAGATATTGGAGAAAGTTCTTTTTCAATTATAAAAGCAACAGGTACATTAGCAGTTAGTGCCAGTGATGGTTACGGAGATGATGCAAGTCAAGTTGTAGCAGACACAGTTCAAAACTTTTCAGATTTACCAAGTCCTGCAATAAACAATATGATTGTTGAAATTACAGGAGATGCAACAAATACATTCGATAATTATTATGTAAAATACAGTTCTTCAGATGACGTTTGGCAAGAAACTGTAGCACCTGCAACAGTAACTACGATTGATGAAGACCTGATGCCGCATGTTCTTATTAGAACTGCTGATGGAAATTTTAGATTTACACAAGTTGATGGAAGTTCATATACGATTTCAGCAACTTCTTATGATGTACCAAGTTGGGGATTAAGAGTAGCAGGAGATACAGATAGTTCGCCTGACCCAAGTTTCATTGGTAAAAAAATTAATGACATATTTTTTCATAGAAATCGTCTTGGTTTTATTGCTGATGAAAATGTTATCATGTCAAGAAGTGGAGAATTTTTTCATTTCTTTCCTGAAACAGTTACAGATACTTTAGATACTGACCCAGTTGATGTAGCTTCAACTTCTAAAAAGGTTTCAATATTAAGACATGCAATTCCTTTTGATGAAGATTTACTTTTATTTTCTGACCAAACACAATTTATGCTTACTGGTGGAACGACTTTAACTGCCGCTAATGTATCAATTAATACATCAACAGAATTTGAAACTTCAACTACAGTAAAACCAGTTGGAATTGGAGCAAATGTTTTCTTTGGTTTTAATAAAGGAAATTATACTGGAATTAGAGAATTTTTTGTAGCATCAGATACAGATACAAAGAAAGCTGATGACATAACTGCAAACGTACCAAAATATATTCCTAAAAATGTTTTTAAATTAACAACAGCAACTAATGAAAATATTTTAATAGCTTTATCTTCTGAAACTGCAGACCAAAATGCTTTATATGTTTATCAACACTACGTTTCAGATAGAAGAAGATTACAAAGTGCGTGGCACAAATGGACTTTTGGAACAAGTTCAACAGACAAAATTCTAAATATAGATTTTATAGAAAATACTCTCTACATAATTAATGAGAGAAATAATGAAGTTTTCTTAGAAAGTATTGATGTATCTCCTGCAGTTGTAGACACAGGAGCAACATATTTAACGTATTTAGATAGAAAAATACATGATGGTTCTACAGGCGTTTCTTCTTCTTATAATGCAGGAACGAACCAAACAACTTTTACCATTCCTTACGCAAAAACAAACACCATGAAAGTGGTTGGTAAAGTAGGTGGAAGTAATACTGCAGGACAAGAAATAGCTACAGTTTCACAATCTGGTACATCTATTGTCGTATCAGGAGACCATACAAGTTCTGACTTATGGTTTGGAGAACAATATGAATTTTCATTCGTGTTTTCACAACAATTTATACAAGTAGCTGACAATGCAGGTGCTAGGATTTCAGTAAGAGAGGGAAGATTACAAATTAGAAATTGGAATGTCTCTTATAATGATACTGGATATTTTACGACTGAAGTTGTTCCTGTAGGAAGAAGTACATCTACTTCTTCGTTTACTGGGACTGTAACTGGAAGTGGAGCATTAGGAACAGTTAATCTTGAAGATGGAGATTATACTTTTGCAGTACAATCTGAAAATGACAAATTAACTATAACATTAAAAAATAATAGCCACTTACCATCAAACTTTATTAATGCCGCATGGCAAGGTTATTATGTTACAGCATCAGAACGAACAACATAGTCATTTTAGATTAACTACTCTTGAAGATATAAAATATTTAGCACCAAGATTAAGACAATCAGATAAAGAAGAAATATTAGCAGGAATAGGTTCAACACCTTATCATGCTTTATTAACTGGTTATTTGAATTGTGCCATAGTTTTTACAATAGTTAATCCAAAGAATGAACCAGTAGGTATCTTTGGTGTAAATGATTGTAAAGATGGTACAGGTACAATATGGCTTTTAGCAACTGATGGATTAGTAAAAATACAAATTGCTTTTCTAAAAGAATGTAGAGAAGTTGTTAAAGTCTTAAACAAGAAATACAAAATTTTATGGAACTTTGTTGATTGTAGAAATCAACTCCACATCAAATGGTTAAAATGGTGTGGGTTTCAATTTATTAATAAAAAACAATATGGAGTTTTAGATAAACCTTTTTATGAGTTTATAAGAATTAATTATGTGTAGTCCAGAAGTAGCAGTAATGGCTTTATCTGCAGGTTTGCAATACAAAATGCAGAAGCAACAGGCACAAAATACTTACGATAGACAGAAAAGACAAAATGACATTGCAAAGAAAAATGCAATTCAAAGATATGCGGCAGAACAATTAAAAATTAGACAGACTGCAAAAAGATTTCAAGAAAAAGGTTATGAAGCCGCTTTAAAAGGTAGAAAGAAAAGAGCAGAATTTATTTCTTATGCAGGTGGTAGAGGATTAGCTTTATCAGGTTCTACTAATAGATTACTTGGGGACTACTACAGAATAGAGGGTAGATACAAAGCGTCTTTAGATAGAAATATGGACATTAATGTTTCTCAATATAATAGAACATTGGAAGCAATTCAGTTTGGACAAGAAAGTCAATCAACTTATTTAACACCACCAAATTCAAATCTTTTATTCGCTTCTGCGGCATTAGGTTTTGCAAATAATTATTACAATTTTCAGAATAGAAAAGAAAATGAGGGTATTAAATAATGGCTAGACCTATATTAGATTTAACACCTGAATTACCAGAAGTAAGGTCAGAAGATTTTAATTTATTTTATAAACCTGAAACTAAACCTTTACCTGCAGGATTAGAACAATTTTCAAGAAGTTTAGATGCTTTTGTAAGTGATGGACTGGTTGATGCTTATGTAATACGTGAAAAAAAGAAGAAGAAAAAAGGTGAAGCTGAAGCAACAAAAAAATGGGAAACTGAAGAATTAAATAAAGATTTAAAAGCAAATAAAATTGGTTTTAATACAAAGGTAAATAGTGGTGCAATACCTAAAGAAGCTAACCCATACTTTATTGATAAATATAAAGAATTAGAATTAAACGCTAAAGCAGATGCCTTTAAAGCTAGAATATATACAGAATATGGTAATAAAAAGGTTGTAGATAATCCTGACCCAGAAGCATTTCAAAAGTTTTATAAAAATGAATTAAAGCTATATATCAAAGAAAATCAGTTAGGAAGTTTTGATGCAGTAGAGTTAGAAAAAGGTTTTTTCAAAAAGACTTCTTTAATGAAAGCACAGTTGTTCCAAACTCATGTATCAAATCAAATGAGAATAGTTGGGGAACAATATAAAACTAATTTCCAAAACAACATACAAGGTATGTTTGATATTACAAAAACTTTTGAAAAAGTTGGAGAAGAAGTATCTACTTATGTTAAAGATTTAGTTGCAAATGGTTTAAGTAAAGCTACTGCACAACAATATATTTTAGATACTTTAACTGATTATGCAGAAAATACTGGGGATTTTGAGTATGCACAAAAAGTTTTAACTGAACTTCCTAAACATATTAAATTAGGTACAGATAATTTTGGTAATGTTAAAGGTTTAAAAGATGATTTTAATAAAATTCAAGAAAAATTAGAAGATAGAGCAGACCAAGAATTAAAAGACGATAACACTAAAAAAGAAAATTTAAGAACAAAAGAAGCATTAGAAGCAGGAGAAGTTGTAGATAAATATGAAACTTTAACTGAAGCAATGAAAAGTCCTGAGTGGAA